AATACCTATCACCACCTGCTTCTGCTTGATATTGGTTTAATCCTGGTACAGTATGATATACTGTGTGACTATGTTGTGGAGCACCAGAGAGTTTAGTCTCTCTCATTGTTATATCAATCTGCTGTTGACCAATAATAGTACACTCAACAGTCTCAACAACATTCTCATATCCAGTAGTAACTATTCTACCAAGTGAAAAATATTCATCTTGTTGATCCTTATCAAGATACCATGCACCACCTGTAGTACCAACACCAAGAGTTGAGTTACCTACGTTAGGAGAGTTGTTACCAAATACAGGACCATTACCAACAATCTTTCTTGTTCTTAAATCAGGTACTTTAAATGTTCCTAAGTTTGGATCACCCCACCATTCCATTACATTACTATTATTGATACCTTCAATAGAACCATCATCACTAGTAACTCTTGCTTCAGCAACAACACCAGATCCACCACCACCTGTGAATGTTATTGCGGGTGCAGTTACATATCCTTGACCAGGATTAATAACATCAACACGTACAACCTTTCCATTTTCAACTGTTGCACTTGCTGTGGCATCTATCCCACCAGCAGGAGCAGCAGCAATTGCTACGTTAGGATTAGATGTATAACCAGATCCACCATTTGTTATATCAATACCACTACTAGCTCTACCACCATACTTGTTACCAATTAATTCAAATAATCCTGGAAAATCACCAATATTATACTCTGCTCCATCACAATACAAATAACCCTGATGAGTATATGCAGGATCATCTTTTACTGAATATGCATTACCAGTAGTCTCTGTTAAACCAGGAAATGTGGTAGCACCAAACTTAACAAAATTATGATCATAAGAATTTGTGCCAGTCTTTAAATTGGGTACAATAGCACCCACTGGTGTTGTATCTACGGTAAGATCTGTATAGAAACCTTGCCTAGCATTTCTGTATAATTGTGTTGATGTCATTAGATCTTAATTAGGTATTCCATTACAACAAAAGGAGCACATGCACTATCTATTGAAATTGATTTGTCTGCACCAACTGTCATAGTAGTTTGTAAATTCTCAGGTGGAATGACAATAGCATTTGTCTTAACCTGATAGTTATGATCTCCTTTCTCTAAATCAATACGATGATTATGTATAGTAGGATCGAGACCTCCCTCACGTGGTAATTCTGCTGTATCTGTTATAGTATTCTCTAGGTCTGTTGTAGCACGACCAGTAACTACTGAATCGTTTGCTTGTAGTGGTAACACATCATATAAACTGTTACCAAGAAAATCTTCAGGTACACCTTGAGCACCCTGAATATATGTTGGTTGAACTGTTAAAGTATCATTAGAAACAGCACCTCCACCTGGAACACAAACAAATAATAACTGTACGACGTTTCTATAACGTGCTATATTAGATCCATCAGCAGAACCAGCAAGTGTTCCTCTATTAATAGGACCCATTGTTGAGTTTAATATACAATTATATGTGTATTGATCACCAGCACCATATATGCAGTGACCCCAATAGATAGTACCCTGTGCAAATTGTGTTGATGTTGCACCACCACCTGAACCTGGAGACCATTTATCTATAGCAAAACAAGGTTGTTGACCTGATCCTGCTATTCCACTACTATTTGTAGTTCCATCCAACCAATCCTGAATAGGAATAGTAGAAGCATTTCTTCTACCAAGTTGACCCTGAACCTGTGGAGCATTAGTACCAGTCTCTGTTACTGCTAAGTTTCTCGCTCTTACAGCAGAGTGGAAGTGTGAGTGTGGATGAATAGTATTCTCTTCAGCACCTTCACTATCTGTACGGTGTGTTGCACCAGCATATGACCAAGAGGGTTTACCTCTAATATCAATCTCTTGACTTGGTACTGAGATAGATCCACTATAATCTATTCTAACATTATCACCAATAGCAGAGACTGCTTCAATACCAATACCAGATCTACTAACCTCTGTACCTAATGAATTATCTAATCTTATATTATTATATAATCCTGAGTTAGCACCTGAAGTTGGTTCAGGATACTTAGAACCAAGATCAGGAACCATAAACTGTGAATCAGTTAATGTATCAAAGTTTGTTAGATCATTATTCTTTCTAATAAACTTACAGTTCTCACCCACACCACATATAGCTGCTAGTTGTGGGTAATCTTCAGCATAGTATTTTGTACCATCACATTTTAAATAACCAGCAGGTAAATTCTTTATATTAAGAGTACCATCAGGTAATCCCTCATACTCCATTGGCCAAATAATAACTTGACCTGTCAGATTACCATACTTAGCTCTTTCTTTAGCGTAAAATGTTGCCATTAGAATGCCTTGATAATGAATGTCATAGTTAACGAAGGTTGTGTAGTATCACATGAAATATTTAGAGCATTTTCTAAACTTTGTGCCTGTAATGCAGAACCATCTGCATTATCAGCAGTATGTGATGGAGGACCAGACATTGATCCTATACCCTGTTGAATTTCAAAACTACCATGATTATGTGCTCTGAATGCAGACTGAACTGGATCCTTATTCTCTGCACCTAAGTTCATTGAAGTTGGCCATGCACCATGTCTAAATTTAAGATCATATGTACCAGAAACTAATGTTGATGCACTAAGAGTAACTTCCCACTGTGGTGTAGGATTAACATCAACTTCTTCAGCAGCTTCCATTGTCTGTACATAAGTACCTTCTCTTAAAATATCATACTTATCATCAACATTAACAGGTGTCACATACATCAATGGAGTTATCTTATCCCACTGTTGCCATGTATCTGGTGCAGTACCATAAGTTCTTCTAAGATCAGTACCACTAGGTAATGTAATTTTATTGGTAGCATCAAGTATGCAACCACTTACTGTAAACACAGCAGCAGTTTCAGGATCGTCTACCAAACCATCCGATCTTACTGGTGATCCTGTATCATATCCAAAGTAGTTTGGTCTAGACCTATATTCCATAGGTCTTGGGAACATACCAGTATGGTTTGGAGTCTTATGTGTATCTACAGGAATAGTATCTAACAACTGATCTGTGTTTCCTCTACTGAAAACTGTTTGTGTGTATGTTGTACTACCATGTCCAGATCCTCTGTCATTAGCATTAGTACGCCAGTTTGCTTCACCAGCAGGAGTAGTACCCCAGTAGTCTTTATTAGAACTGTCTGTTATAAACTCCATGAAACTATCCATACGTGGTAGAGTATGCTCATGAGTTTCATCACCATAAAATGTTATGTTAGTTGCACCATTCTGCCATGATGTTGGTTCAGCAGCTTTAAGAGAACAAGTATTAGGACCATCAGTAGCACAATATACACTAGCAGAACCAGTCATCTCTATACCTTGGTCTGTCCTAAACGTCATTGCACCAGTAGGGTTGGCATTGGTAGATAATATATTATCTGAGTGACCATGAGCAGGAGTATGATTAATACCCAACTTACGATTCAGTGTGTATATTGTCTCAATAAAATCAGGAGCAAACAAAGTTATGTTAGTGAACTTAAAATATAAGTTACCAGCTATATTAAGTGTGAAATCAATATCAGATGTTGCTTCATAGGTTGTAGTAACTGAGACAGTTTCACCATAGTCTTGAACTAGAGAACCTACTACAGACTGAGCATCACTCTGACCATGTTGATACGTTGGATCATTAAGATCTGTATTCTCTAGGTCAGTCATTACTCTATTAGATAACTGAGGTAATCTAAACTCAGCATTCTCATAACCAATATAAGGGAATGGATAATGATCTCCATTAAGATCAACCATACTACCACCGTAGGTGTCACCTAAATTTGATGCAAGTAATGGATAGTCAGCAGCTTTTAAAGTCTGACCTGTACATACTATCCATCCTCTAGGTATGTTGGAAACAAGGAAACCTGTACCACCATCACCACTCCAAGGTAGGATAGTTCCTACCTTTGCAGTTCTCATGCTTTTAATAGAATCGTAGAATGCAGTCATATCTTTAGAGTTCGATTAACCACCATCCTCTTAATCCAGGAGGAATGGTTTGAGCAGAAGGAGACCCTTCAACGTCAACAGTACCAGCATAAACTAGACCGAATGATGCGTTGCGTGTCTGAATAATTAACTCACCTGAATCCCATGCTGTATTCAATGTCTGACCAGCACCAGCAGCGATACGAGATCCACTACCATCACCTTGAACATTCGTGGCAATGTTATTGATCTTCTTCGCTCTGATAATCAGACTTGTGTTGTATGTGAGGTTACCACTCAATTCAACAAATCTAATCATGTCACCTGTTTGTGCATTGTCTGGTAGGTAAACAACCATGTTACTTCCAGAAGATGCATTAACAAGATAGTTTTGGTTAACTTGTAGTGGGTTATCAATCTGTTGTCCAAGACCTGTTGTAGGATCGAAAGCAACATAAGTATGTCTTCTACCACCACCTGCTGTCCAGTATTTCTCGATACCGAATGAATCGATAGCGTTGTTCTGATAGATCTTGAAGTCCTTAGGACCTTCAGTTCCACCAGTACCAGCAGCACCTAAGTTATCTATATGGAATATTGGATCAATTGCTGATTCAACTGACAATACCTTACCTTTCTGATAGAAGGTTTCACCCATCAAGATGTTACCTTCTCTGTTGGTAACTCTGAATGAGGTCTCGGTTGAGCAAACCCCATGCATCTGACAGTTATCATAGTAGATCTTAAGATCACCGTAGAATGCAGCAGCACCCTTAAGTGTAAGACCAGCAGTATCTGTCTTAGGATCTTCAAGTGATCCATCACCTGAGTGACCATCATCGTTAGCGATAGACATGACCAGAGTCTTGCCATCAGAACCATACATTCTAAGGACACCACTCATAATCTCAAGATCCTGATTGATCGTTGTGGATCCACCACCAAATAGATAAACTGGTGTAGTACCAACAACGTTAGGTTCTCTAATCTGCTTAGGCATCTTGATTGCATAGAATGCATCAAGTGTTCCATCAACAGAGTCAGGTAAGAAGAATTCAGTTCCGATTCTTACAAGAGTTACATAATCAAGTTTAGGAGCAATTAGATCAGCATCCTGAAGTGAAATCTCTAATCTAATATCACTTTGGTTAGGTGTTCTAGCTTTAAGTTCAGTTGCTCTATCAGCCTGCAATGCAGGAACATCATGTAGAAGTGTTGTAGTTCTATCATACTTGTCTAACTTAACAACGTTAGCACCGATAGAGAATGCTCTGGCACTAGTGCCTTCCATTCCACGACCACCGTTAGTATACTGAGCATTAGATGATGTTGGTAGTAACAACTCACCACCTGAACCTGTGTAAGGATCATCAGTAATCTGAATAATCTCAATAGCATCAGTAGTGTAGATTGCAACCAAATCACCCTTAGTGAAGGATGTCAAGTTACCTTGAATCTCAATGTTAGATGTTGCAGTTACAACGTTATCAGCAGTAGTTGTTGCAGGACCACCAGAGATAACAGACATTGGATTATGTCTGTAAACGTGGACTTCATCAACACCTTTAGTGTATGCAGCAGGAGCAGTACCATACTGTTCTGCAAGCATGAACACTGTACCATGATGGTTACCGATAGTTGTGTCACCTGTACAAGTGTCAACTTCGAAGGTTGTTATCTCAGAACCATTTGTTATAGTTAACTTCTTATTGGTAGGATCATTAGTATATGGTGAAGCACATGTACCATTAAGACTTAGTTGACCATTGATAACAGTGGTTCCACCTGTACCTAACTGAGTGTTACCAGTTGTTGAATCAACTTCAAAGACTGTTACCTCATTAGCAGTATCACAACCATTCTTAATGGTTAGTTTCTTAGCAACCTGAGATAAGAGAACCTTGACCTTAAACATCTCACCTTGATCAAAGATACCATTACTTGTAGTATCTTCACGATCAATGATTACATAATCTCCAAGTTCAATAGAACCACCAAACTGTGCTAAGTATACATTTTCTTCAGCACCTGTGTCATCTATATTTGTAGTTGTCCAAGTAGCATTATACTGAACAACACACTTGTAGATTGCTGTAGTATCTGGATGATCAGATCTCTTAGCAGTGTATGTACCAAACGGTAGTCTCTCAACTACAATCCAGTAAGGTGCAACGTTAATTCTTGGAAGAGAAATAACTTTAACAAATTCTGGATGTCTGTTACCTGAGTCATCAGTATCAATGAGAAGTATATCTTGCTCACTAATATATTGATCGCCATTGTTATCGAACGGACGATTCTTAAGTGGTAAGTAGAACTGTTCACCAGTTAGAGCTGGTAGAGTTAGAGGTTCAACAGTACCAGCGATTGCTGTGATTGTATTCTGGAATACTGTTCCACCCCAATCACCACTACCAGAAGTATCAATTGCGTTGTATACATCAGACGTACTTACAACTCTTAGTACATCAATCAAGTCAACATTACTGTTGAAGATATTGTTACCAAGATCTCCACTAGCATGAGCGAATGCAGTAGATCCAATCTGTGCTCTGTATGCTGTGAATGAGTAAGAAGCAAATCCACCACAGAGTGTGATATCAGAGTTAAATCTAGCAGATGAATCAACAACTAGGTTGTTTCTAATTGTTGTAGTACCACCTTTACCAGCGATTGTGATTTCAGCAGCGTTGGTAGCAAAATCAAGTTTAGATGTAGCAGAGTTACCAGAGAAGAACTCAACAGTTCCAGCAGTAGAGGTTAACTTAACAGTATCAAGTAGTCCTCTAGATGTTCCTAACTGGAAGTCTCCCTTAGTCTTGAATGACTTAGTACCTATAAATGTGAATGATAATGATTCGTTATTATTATAAGCACCACCTATCTCTATCTTAGAAATGTTAGTGGAAGTATCAGGAGTAGCACCAATCCATATATTACTATGGAGTGAAGCATTACCTACACGAATGAATTGATCAGCAGTGCTATCGTTAGCAACATGAACTGTAGTTGCAAGAGGTGCAAAATCTAATGTTCCTTCGAATAGACTTGGGAAGAACTCAATCGTTCCTGTAGTAATAGTAGTTCTAACCTGTGCAGTATTAGTTCCACCACCACCATTGATCTCGATGTCTTCTTCAAACTTAGCATCACCAGTGAATCTAGACTCACCATCAACAACTAATGCTCTATCTAATTCAGTGTTAGTTACATTGATACCAACACGTCCACCGTTAGCAGTAGAAACTCTAAAGGTTGACTCATTTTCTGGTGTAGAACTGTCACCACCAACCATGAACGCATCAGTACGATCCTGATATGTTCTGGTAGCATCAGTTTGATGTGATGCATAATCAGTGATCTTCTTACCACTGATGAATGCAGTACCAACAACATCTAAGTTAGCACGTGGAGTTGTCTTAGCATCAACGAAGTTCTTCTCGAAGGATAACTTATCAGATCTACCAACTGTGTTAATACCAAGTTTGTAATCACCAATACTATCAGACTCTGTTCTAAGTGCTTCAGCACCAATAACACCCCACTCTTTCCAGTTGGAGTTAGAGTACTCAAGTCTAATATTAGGATTGTTAACAACCTCATCAGACCACATTCTTGGGTTCTGATTGTTAACACTATTCTTGGTTGCACCGATAGCAATTTGTAATGTATCAGAAGCAGGATTAAATCCATTTGATATAACCTGCCATGTACCATTGAAATCACCATCAGAGAATCCTGTGATCTTAATCTCAGAGGATGATGTGATACCAAGTTGTGTGTTAGTTAGTGAAACCCACTTGATTGTAATAACGTTGGTGTTATTGAATGCAAATGATTCAGGAACAGCGTTACCAATTAATGTGTAGTAGTTAGAGTAGATCCAACCAAGTGATCCAGTCTTACCAATGCTCTCACCCTTAAGTAAGAAGTCACCAGAGGTAGGAGCACCAGCATTACCATACTGAACAATTTGTGATGCACCAAATGCACCAGTCTGATCAGGAGTAATGTTAGAAGGTACAGCACCTACAACATGTGTCTGAATCTTATATGCTTGACCATCTCTGCGACTATTGAACTGGAAAATTGCTGCGGAAATTTTATTCCTAGCAATGACAATATCACCACCAGTTTCGACATTTCTGACGAATGCTGATCTATCAAGAGAACCATCATCGATAGCAGGATCAACGAAGGAAGAAATTACCAACGCAGGATTATTTCTAACAGTTCCAAGAACATTAATTAGAACAGGTGAGTTGAATGTACTTCTCTTATCCTGAGCTTCACCACCATTAACAGTGATGTACTCATTAAATGTAACAGGAGTATCAAACGTTGTAACTAGATTACCTAGTGTCTCGTCATCATCAGCAGAATCTTGTAATGTTGCAGACTCAAGGAATACTTCTTCACCAGTGATAGCATCAATCTTACGGTTACCAATGTATAGGTCACCATTAGAGTTAAGACCAGTGTAGAATACTAAACCACCATCTTGCTTCTTAGACTGAGCATAGAAGTCTTGTATCTCTGTGAGTACAACTTCTTGACGTTGAGGTAGACCAGTTGAGTAGTTACCTGGACCAAAACCAAGATATTCAAATGTGTGACCTGATGCTCGAAGTATTGATGGTCTTCGGAACTCAACGGGTAGTGGTTTGATTTTCTTGATTATTGAGTTTGCAGCATGACTTGCTTTCAAACTACCAAGCACACCACGAATCACTGT